GGACAGAACTGCGGTTCAACTGGGATCTGGTCAATCAGACAGCTGTGGACTGGGCATCCGGATACACGTTTGACATGGTGAAGGATCTGCTGGAGCTGAGCAGGCAGCGGCTGCAGGAAGCGGTCTCGGAGTATTACGAGTCGCCGACCACGATCGGGGAGCTGATCGAGGAGATCTCGCCGGAGTTTGGGGCGATCCGGGCGGAGAAGATCGCCGTGACCGAGGTGACCCGCTCGGCGGTGGAAGGGGAGCAGGGGACGGTTGATCAACTGCTGGAGGAAAATCCGGGGATCGAGGTGATCGATTACTGGCTGACCAACCGGGACGAAAAGGTTTGCAAATTGTGCGCGCCGCGCCATAACCAGCCGCGGGGCACATTGTGGACAAAAAACCCGCCTGCGCATCCGGTATGCCGGTGCGGGGTGCGGCGAGACTTTCGGCGGAGGAAAGCAGAATGACGTGCATTGTTGGACTGGTGGAAAACGGAAAGGTATATGTTGGCGGCGACAGCCTGTCGGGTAGTGCATATGTCGGCAGGGTTACGACGTTGCACAAAGTTTTCCGCAAGGGAGGATTTGTGATCGGCTATACATCGTCTTTCCGGATGGGCCAACTGCTTGAGCATGTTGTCGAGTTCCCTGAAAGCGATGTGTACGACATGCATTATATGGTGTCGGTATTTATTGAGGAGTGCCGCAAGGTTTTCAAGGACCACGGATACACGACGATTAACGACAACCAAGAAACTGGCGGCTCTTTTCTGGTGGCGGTCAGTGGGCAGCTATTCAGAGTGGACAATGATTTTCAGGTCAACCAATACCATGACGGCATGTTTGCCCTTGGATGCGGTGAGGATTATGCGCTGGGTGCTCTGTACGGCTCGTGCGGTCAGGATCCACAAAAGCGGATCGCGGGCGCATTGGAGGCAGCCGCGTATTTTTCCCCATTGGTAGGCCCGCCTTTCGTAATCCTGGAGGCAGAATGAAAGCGGTATTGATCTACATTCTGTACTGCATGCTGATCGACTGGTTGTTTGACGCGGGCCGGAAAGGCAGGGCCTGGTATGGCCGATGATCCGCTGGTCAGCATCACGATCGACACCAACGACCTGTACAGGACGGCCAAAAAGCTGAAGCTGGTACCGGCGTTCAAGGCCGGGGTGAAAGCGGCGGGCATTTACCTGATGGGCGTGATGAAGGTCTACCCGCCTGCCACGGAAGCCAATATGCCCAAGGCGTATCCAGGGCGCTGGTATGAGCGCGGGTACGGGACACGCTGGGAAGACAAGGACGGCAACGTGATGGGGCGGCGCACGTCGCAGACCCTGTTCAAACGCTGGGCGACGCGCAAGATCGACGAGGGCCTGGGTGTGGAGATCGGCAACAATGCCGGTTATGGGCCGTATGTGCACGACAAGCCCAGGCAGGCCAGATTCCACGGTTTGCGCGGCTGGCCAACGGTGCAGGACAAGGCCGACTCAGAGGCCGAAAAAGTGACAGAGATCATCAGCGACTTTATCGCCGCTGCGATCGAGGAGAGGTCCAAGCCTCGCAGTTAATCGGACCGACAATTTTATAGCCCCCGGCGCAGGATAGCCACAGGCTCTTAGGTGAGCGGCGAAAAGGCGCAGACGGGCGAGGCACAAAAAGCCGGTAGGCGGTGCATTGACTGTCGTGAAAACGATGGTTGGTGTGCCGCCTATTTTTTGTTGAGAGGAGGCGTATGGGAGAAGAGAATTTGATTTTCATGGGCGACCAGGTCAAGGCCACCCGCACCGAGGAAGGGCTGAAGCTGGCCGGGTACCTGGTGCGTTTCAGCGATGAAAAAAGCCCTGACCTGACGGGTGAGTTCTTCGATGCCGACACAGATTATGACATCGACGACTATCCGGCCCAAAAATCGACGTATTTCAACCACGGGATGGATGAAAAACTGGGCAAGCGCAAGCTGGGCAGTGCCAAGTTGACCATCGACGAGTACGGCATCTGGGCCGAAACCCTGTTGAAAGAACGCGATGAGTACGAACAGTTCCTGTCGCAGTTGGCTGCGGACGGGAAGCTGGCCTGGTCCTCCGGGACAGCCGGGCACTTGATGGATCGCCGGTCGCTGCCGTCCGGTGCAACTTACATTGTCAGATGGCCGATCGTAGAAGCCAGCCTGACGCATACCCCAGCGGAGTATCGCAACGTGGTGCAGCCAGTCAAGGCCTTATCCGCGGCACTGCCAGAGGCGCCGGAGGGCGCAGCGCAAACCGTGGAGCAGCCGCAGGCTGAGCCGGTTGCGGAAATCGTTGAAGAAACCCAAGAAACCAAGGAGAAGTCAATTATGGAACCCGAAGAGATCAAGCAGTTGATGGCCGATATGGCCACAAAGGCAGCCGAAGCTGCGGTGGAAGAATACCGCAAATCCGAACCTGCCCCGAAATCGCCGACTATCACGGTGGTGACCGATGAATCAGACCAGCCGTTCAAGCACATCGGCGAATTTTTCCAGGCCGTCAAAAACGCGGCCATGTATCCGTCCGACAAGGACCGCCGCTTGCTGCCGCTGAAGGCCAACGGCATGAACGAAACCGAACCGGCCGACGGCGGTTATCTGGTGCCTGCCTCCACGGCGGGCGGGATCGTCGAGCGCATGTACGGCATGGGCAAGATCCTCAGCCGAGTCTCCAAGGACCCGGTGCAGGGCAACAACATGAGCTACAACGCCATCGACGAGACCAGCCGGGCCAGCAACCGCCACGGCGGGGTGCTGGGTTACTGGATGGCCGAAGCGGCTTCCAAGACCGGCAGCAAGCCCAAGTTCCGCCAGGTTGACCTGAAGCTCAAAAAGGTGGCCGCCTTGGCTTATGCCACCGACGAACTGCTGTCAGACGCGGGGGCACTGGAGAGCTGGATCAACCGCACCGTGCCAGGCGAACTGGTCTTCCAGACCGAAGACGCCATTTTTGAGGGCGACGGCTCCGGCAAACCGCTGGGCATCATGCAGAGCCCGTCCCTGGTGAGCGTGCTGCGTGAAGACGCCAACAAGATCCAGACCACCGACATCCTCAAGATGTGGGCCCGGCGCTGGGGCGGACCCAGCGGCTATGTATGGCTTGCCAACCAGGACGCCATGCCGCAGATCTACACCCTGAACAACGCCAACCAGAACCTGTTCATCCCGGCCGGGATCAACGGCGCCCCGAGCAACTTGCTGATGGGCGTGCCGATCGAAGAGGTCGAGTACGCATCCAGCCTGGGCACCACCGGCGACATCGTGCTGGCGGCCCTGGATCAGTACAAGGCTGTCGAATCGGCCAGCTCGATCCATGTGGCTTTCCTGACCGACGAGACCGTTTTCCGGTTCGTGTACCGGGTGGACGGCGCCCCGATGTGGCACAGCCACCTGACGCCCTTCAAGGGCAGCAACACCCAATCGCCGTTCGTCTGCCTGACGAGCGCCTCGACCTAGGAGGTATGAGATGAACCTGATGGATTTCAATATCGTGCCTGGTATCGCTCCACTGGATACCGCCGCCACCGCAATCTCCACGCAGTTTGTGGACATCAAGACCGCGCACAAGATCAGTTTCCTGGTCTCGGCTGGCGTGGTCACCACGGCCAGCGTAGACGACACCGTGACCTTTACGGTTAATGCCGCCAGCGTGCAGGCAGGCACCAGCGCTGTGTCGATCCCGTTCAAATACCGCCTGAGCAGCGCAGCTGACGCCAACTCGTGGGGCGCTTTGACCGACGCCACGTCTGCGGGCTATGCCCCGCTGGGCTCGGCAGTCACCGGCAAGATGATCTATATCGAGGTCGACCCGGCCGACGTGCAGAAGTCTGGCCCGGCAGATGCGCGCTGGGTTAACCTGACCGTGACCCCGATCGCCACCGTGTGCAACGTGGCAGCGATCACCCTGCTGGATCCACGCTATAAGCAGTTCAACATGGTCAGCGCCACCTAGTCGATTGAAAGGACAAGCCCTGCCTGGCGCGAGTGCCAGGCAGGGACCCCCGACCTATGAACAGAAAACGATTGGCAATTGCAGGAACCCAACCTGACACGCGCGGCCTGACGCCGTTCGATGATCCCGACTGTGACATCTGGGTATTCAACGAGAGCGGCATGGCGACGGCGGAGTTTTATCCGGGAGAGCCGGACAAACAATGGTGCAAACGCTGGGACGCAGTGATCCAGATCCACAGCCCGGAAGTTTACCGCTCACAGACCAACTGGGTCAACAACCGCCACTGGGAGTGGCTGCAGCGGGAGCATGGGCCGGAACAGACGATCTGGCTGCAAGAGATCGACCCGGACGTGCCCAATGCGCGGCGTTATCCGCTGGAGGAGATCATCGCCAGCGTGCCGGGAGCCAGCCTGGAGTGGTTCAGCTCTTCGGCGGCCTACGCGGTGGCGCTGGCCATTTATCTGGGCTACGAAGAGATCGGCCTGTACGGGCTGGACATGAACAGCAACACCGAGTACGGCTACCAGTTGACCAATTTTGTGTACTGGACGGGGGTGTGCTTTGGGCTGGGCATCAAACTGTTTCACCTGTCCAACCAGCGCTACTTCACGTCCCCGTTATATGGCTACGAAGGCGAGCTGCAACTTGGGCAGGCGTATTTCAGCGACAGGGCCAGTGCGGCCTTCGCTGCCTGGCGGGAGAAGGAAAAACAGAGCAACAAGCTCAAGTCGCGCTTGATGGAAGCGGTGCAGAAGTGCCGCTATGACAAGATC